AAATCTATTCCGCAGGGCCTTGCCGGGCCTGTCAGACCGTTGCATAAGCATCGGCCCGCCTCGACCCCGAAAACGCCTTGTAGCCCCGCAAATCGCCCCGCCCCAAAACAGGACCACGCCATGGCCAACCACACCGTCGCCATCCACGTGCTCAAGGCCAAGCTGCAGCTGCAGGATGGCGACTACCGCGCACTGCTCATGCAGCTCACCGGCAAGGCCAGCAGCAAGGGTATGACAGCCGCCGAGCAGCACCAGGTGCGCAGCCACCTGCAGCGCCTTGCCGAGCGCATGGGTGTCGCCCAGCCCACCACGCGCCGCCGCCCGCTGACGCGCGAGCAGTTCGACCAGGTCAAAAAGCAGGCCAGCCCGCGCGAGCGCAAGGTGTGGGCGCTGTGGAACCAACTGGCGCGCGACGGCGTGGTGCACAACCCCAGCCGCGCCGCGCTGAACGCCTGGGTAGAGCGCACGGTGCACGTGAGCGCGCTGGGCTTTGCCACCAGCGCGCAGCTCGATACGCTGATTGAGGCGCTCAAGGCCTGGCAGCTACGGGGAGGTGAGCATGTTTGAGATGTTTGAGCGCCTGGACCTCACTGCCATGACGGCCGCGCAGATCCAGCCGCTGGAAGCCCTGATGCCAGCGACTTGGCCCGACACCTGGCGCGAGCTGGCCACCAGCCACTTCATCACGCTGCTGTCGGCGCCGCAGGGTGGAGAGCCCGATGCGCTGGCTCGCCTGGCCGTGGCCCTGACGCTGGGCATTGCCCAAGACATCGGCGGCACGCAGCCTTATATTCCCGTGGGGGCCGACGTGATGAGCAGTGCCCGCGCGCGCCGTGTGATTGAGCTGCGTGAACAAGGCTTGAGCTACAAGCGGGTGGCCGACGCCACGGGCCTGACCGAGTCGCGTGTGCGGCAAATCGAATCGGAGTGGCGCAAGCTGCAAATGGCGCAGCGTCAGGGGCAACTGCAGCTCGATTGATGCCGGCGCGGCCCAGCGCCAAAAACCAAGGCCCCGCCTGCCTCGCGCACGCGGGGCTTTTTGTTTGCTGCAAATCTGTGGAGGGCTCGATTTAGCGCTGCAAGGCGTGCGCCGCGACAGTTGCGGCCATGCCCCAAGCCGCTACCGCATCCAAACCGCTGCACATCTTCAAGCCTGGCCGGTGGACCACCGTTGCGGGCGAAACGATTGAGTTTGGCGAGGCCGACCTGGCCGCCACCGCCGCAGCCTACGACCCCAAGATTCACAAGGCCCCCATCGTCAAGGGGCACCCCGCGTTGGACGCTCCGGCGCAGGGCTGGGCCGACCAGTTGGTGATTCAGGCGCGTGGCCTGTATGCAGTGCCCGCCAAGGTGGACCCGGCATTTGCCGAAGAAGCACGCACAGGCCGCTGGGGCACCGTCAGCGCCAAGTTTTACCGGCCAGACGCCGCTAACAACCCCGTTCCCGGTGTGTGGTACCTGCGCCATATCGGCGTGCTTGGTGCCCACCCGCCGGGCGTCAAGGGCCTGGATGACCCCGAGTTTGCTGAGGCCGAGGACGGCTGCGTTTGCTTTGCCGAGGGCGTCGCCTTCGGTGAATGGGACGGCATGACCAACGCCACCCTGTGGCGCAACCTGCGCGAATGGCTGCTGGCGAAGTTCGGCCAGCAAGACGCCGACCAGGTGCTGCCTGGCTACGACGTGCGCGCCCTGGAGCTGGGCGCGGCCGAAGACATCAATGCCGCCCGCGATGCCGCAGGCACACCCGCCGCCTTCGCCGAAGGCCAGGCCCCCACCGACGCCACCAACACCGATCACCCACCACAGGAGTCCGCCGTGACTGAAGAAGAAGCCGCGCGTCTGCGCGAAGAGAACGCCGCCCAGGCCCGGCAGCTCACTGAGCTGAGGGCCGCTGACGCTCAGCGCGCACAAGTCGCCGTGCTGGCCGAAAACACGGCCTTTGCCGAGGGCCTTGCGGCCGATACCCGCATCCCCAAAGCATGGGCGCCGCAGGTCGCGGCCATGGGCGCGCAGTTGCAGGCCACGCCCGATGTCGAGTTTGGCGAGGGCGAGGCCAAGAAGCCACTGCACCAGTTGTTCCGCGACTTTTTGCAGGCGCTGCCCCAGCAGGTGGCGTTTGGCGAGCAGGCCACGCGCGAGCGCGCAGGCAGCGGCGGCGACAACGGGGCCGACAACACCCCGGTGGAGTTCGCCGAAGGTGCCGACCCCGACCGCGTGGCCCTGGACAAGCGCATTCGTGCGCATGCCAGAGAGCACAAGGTGGACTACGCCACTGCGGCCCACGCCGTGATGCGCCAGACCAAGTAACGACAGCCCCCATACCTCAAGGAGAAAACACATGGGACGTTTGAGCAAATTGCGCGTGGTGGACCCAGTCCTCAGTGCGCTGGCCCTGGGCTACAGCAACGCCGCCTTCGTGGGCGACCAACTGCTGCCTTTTGTGAGCCTGGACAAAGAGGGCGGCAAGATTCCGACCTTCGGCAAGGATGCGTTCAAGGTGTACGCCACCGAGCGCGCGCTGCGCGCCAAGTCCAACCGGATCAACCCGGAGGACGGCGACGGCATTGATATCAGCCTGGACGAACACGATCTGGAATACCCGATCGACTACCGCGAAGACGCCGAAGCCGCCTTCCCGCTGCAGGCGCACGCCACCAACCGCGTGGTGGAAGGCATCCGCCTGCGCCACGAAGCCATGGTGGCCAGCATGACGCAGAACCCGGCCAACTACCCGACGGGCAACAAGATTGCGCTGTCGGGCACCGACGTGTTTACCGACCCTGGCAGCGACCCCGAGGGCGTGGTGGACGACGCCAAGGCCGCCGTGCGCAACAAGATCGTCAAAGAGCCCAACACCATGGTGATTGGCTACACGGCCTGGCGCGCGATGAAGCGGCACGCCAAGCTCAAGGCGATCTTGAGCGACACGCGCTCGCGCCTGGTGCAACTGGCCGACCTGCGCGAGATCTTCGAGATTGCCAACATCGTGGTGGGCAAGGCGGTGTACGCCACAGACGCGGGTGTGACGACCGACCTGTGGGGCGGCACCCTGGTGCTGGCCTATGTGCCCGCTGCCGCGCCATCGGCTGCGGGCGATGCGCCAGTGCGCTCGGCCTACGAGCCGAGCTTTGGCTACACGCTGCGCAGGAAGGGCAACCCGGTGGTGGACACGCGCAACGAGGACGGCAAGCTGGAGATCATCCGCAACACGGACATCTTCCGCCCCTACATGCTGGGTGCCGAAGCGGGCTACCTGGTCACCGGCGCCGCCTGACCATGGCCACCACCCGCACCCACAAGAGCGCTGCACCTGCCAAGCCGGCCAAGCCTGCGAAGGTGGTGCAAGCCGCCCCGGACACCCTTGCCACCAGCACCGCCGCCGCTGCGCCGCCGAAGGAAGAAGGCGCCGCACCCGTTGTGTCGCCCACGCCCGAGGTGGCGGCGCCGGTTGCGGCCCTTGCACCTGCCGTGCCTGCCGCGCCGGCTGTGCGCGCTGCACATCCCCATGCCGCTGACGCGCGCCGCCAGTACCTGGTGGGCACGGTGCCCATCCGGCACAACGGCCGGGTCTATGGCATCGGCTACGACATCGAGCTGACCGATACCGAGGCCCAGCGCCTGGCCGGCCTGGTCGCGCTCGTGCGCTAACCCCCTTACCTGACAGGAGCCCTTTCCATGCAGACTGAAAAAATCCTTATGGCCACCACGGTGCTGGCCGCTGTTGCACTGGCGCGCTTTCGCTTCGTGAACTTCGACGGGGCCACGGCGGGCGCGACCGATGCAGCGCTGGGCGTGCCGGTGACCGCCTTTGACGCGGGCGAGCAGGCCAGTGTGGCCACCCACGGCGAAATGCTGGTGGAAGCCGGGGCCGCTGTGGCTGCTGGCGCGGCAGTGCAAAGCGATGCCACGGGCCGCGCCATTACGCTGGCCGCTGGTGTGGCCGCCGGGCGTGCGCGCGATGCCGCCACCGCTGCGGGCGAGCTGATCCGCGTGCTGCGCTAACGGCGCTGAGGCCCAGCAATCCATGACCGCCTACGCCACTTTGACAGACCTGGCCCACGCCGCCACCGGTGGCTGGCTGGAGCTGGCCCAGCGCGGCGCGATCGAGGCCGTGCTCGATAGCGCGCTGCTGTTCGTCGCCGCCAGCGGCGGCGATACCAGCGCCTGGGCCTTGGACGAAGTGGCGGTGGCCACGGCGGCGCTGGC